GATGAATAGCTCCTGTCGATGCTCACCACGTGTGGCTCCGTGGCTCACATGATCATGGATTTATGCGATGCGGCCTGGTCTGACAGTTAGGGCTGCGTCCTCACCTTTCATCAATACCCAATTACCAGCGCGAACGACGACTGAGAATGAGGCTGGGTTAATGGTGTCTGAACCGGTACGGATAGACTGCCACTTGGTCAAGATCTGTATTGGATTCATTACCAATCCGGAGTCCTTGATTGCTAGGGCTAATGAGAGCAACTCACTGTCGAGCGTAGAGAACAAAGACATCTGCTGGAAGAGCTTAGCACCAAAGGAAGTTACGTGTGCCTGGGATTGTAGTTCCGAACGTTGATCAGCCAGTGCGTCCAACTCCAACTTCAACTGGAATGTCAAGAATGCAAGCATGAGTTTCCAGGGCATTCTACCACGGTTCTCACTGCTAGGCAGCTCATTCAGTGATCTAGACGAGTCTTCAGCAACATCTTTAGTCATGCGTTGATCAGATCTGGACTCCACACCAAAAGCGGCATCCAACTGGTTCAGTTTAGAGATATCCTGAAGCATATCCTCGACGCGAGCGGTCGGTACAGCAATAGCCGAAGCATCATCGTTAACGAGGAACGGCAGCATGAAACTGAAGGGAACAAGCTCAGCAGCGAGGAGATCAATTTGACCCTCTAGCCCGAAATCGTTACCTCGCATTGGCACGAACCCAGACATTACACGAGCAATCAAGTGACACATGACAATTGGCGAGTAGGAAGAAGCATCTGGAGGGAGGACATGAGACAAATCCATACCACGTTCTGAAAACTTCGCGATGACCAGTTTGGCAGCTTCGAGGCCAACAGGAGTCAGAGTAGCAGGCAAGTCACCCGGATGATGACAAGTCAGAGCATAATCAGCCAGCACCTTGACATCACGTGAAAGCACGGTAGATACGTTAACGTGGCGGACAGTCCGATCTGCGGATAAGGCAGTCAACGGAGACAGACATTTAGTCATGCGCCCTAAACCTGGAAAGTGGGATTGAACAGCGCGAGTAGCTTGACGTGAATCAGCTGATAGTACACACCGTAAGAGAGCAAACCCGCGTAGTATGGTCTGAGACCCAGTACCCGCAGCGTTTCTCGAGACACCGACACGCATAGAACGCTCCATGATCACGTCTCAACAGGAAAAATTAAGC